CTGGCATTATGATGATCCTTGAGTAGATGATAAATCTGTTGTAAAGCTGTTTTGAGCACTACCTCTTAATTGATTGTAACGACTTCTTTCCATTAGTTCTAGTTCTCTAAACGTTAATGTTGCGTCTATTGATACAGGATCACCACTAGGGTGTGTTGAAAACTTATCTGAACCATAGTCTATATCAACACCTGTACATGCACATAAACCTATTTGATCTAGGAATGGGTTGATTTGTGTGCCTCTCATAAATCTAATTACAAATTCATGTGGTACTTTGAAAGCAGCGATACTACTACCATGACCATACTTGACAGGTAGCATTGCCTCTTTGATTGCGTGTAACATGTTATTTACTACGTCTGATTCTTTCTTACTTCTTGGTGTAAATTTAAATGTAAAACTAAACGTTCTATAATCTATACCATTAAATATCATTTCTGACATGGCTGCTGGTGCGATACCTGTTCTTCTTTGAATTGCAGCACCTATACCTTCACCTAAACCACCAGTAAAGAATGATGATAATCCTACACCTAATTTACCTGCTTGTTGAGCAACTGCACCTAAATCAGGACCAAAAAATGTACCCGAGTTCATAGCGTCACGTACCTTTGCAAAAGCACCTAATGCCCCACCTATTTCTGCAGCCCCATAATCAGCTGCTAAATTAAATTTAAGTGTTTGTGGCATGTAGATTGCAATTGTATTTTTTACTTCTCTTGCTGAACCTTTACCTGTAGGTATGCCTAATATACCAGATGATGTACCTTCACTAAAAAATCTATTTGCACCATAGACAACTGTACTTAAATTGTCTGCTCTTTTTGTTATGTTGGTACCACCTACCTCATTTACTGTCAATTCGTTGTTTGATGTTCTTTCTATAATATCAAATAGAATATAATGCTCTTGGTCTCTTACATCTAAAGGATAGACAAAGAATTTACCAGAGCCAGAGTGATGTGGGTTTGAGTAGTCTGCATCCGTAGGGTTATAATTGATTACACCTTTCTTACTTGCAACTGTGCTAAATTTAGGTACTGTAGGTCCTCGTAACACGTTTTGTGGTTTAGATAGACCATTTAGTAAGTTTGTTATTGCTTTGAAAGGTTTAAATGCCATAGTAATATTTATTCTTTATTAAGGGGTTTCTGATAGTCCTTGTACAATTTTGTCAGGATTTTGTGTTCCTATACTGTTTGTTGAATATTCTGTTTTGTTATTGATTGTAGAGTTATCAACGTTTTGAACATTAGCAGTTGAGTTGTTTGTTGTACTAGAAGCTTTATTTACTTCTTTCTCCATGCCATTTGAGTTCATCTCATTTACTTTATCCATCTTACCATCTGTAGTATATGTAGCAGAGCTCATGTCTGTAGATGTAGCATTATTAACAACGTCACCTTCGTTTGTTGTAGGTGATGTGATTATCTGCATAATCTTTTCTACTTTTGCGTCTTTGATTTTACCTGTAAAATAACTTGTAACTCTTTGACCTACACCTGCGTCTTGTTTTGCTTTTGCGTATTGATCTATTGATATTTTCTCAGGATCAATATCACCTCTATTAACTAATTTCTTGTATTCATCTTTGTTGATTGCTTCTAATCTTCTTCTATTCTCATCATCTATATCCTCTTGCAACACGCCTTCATTCATAAAAGAACCTGACATGTCAGAGCCTTGTTCTTTCATCTCTTTTAATTCTTCTTCACCTTGTGGTCGGTTTAGAAATGCTAAAAAGGCAGGTATAGCAAATGCAATAGCAAGAGTACTTGCAACCCCAGCGACTATACTACCAAAACTAGCAAGTGTTGTACCTATACCTGCAAGTTTAGCGCCTTTGATGTACTTAACAAACTTCTTAATGCCTAGATAACCTAGTATGCCTTCAGCCCCAAAGCCATCTAATAGACCACCATCTTTATCTCTTTTCTTACCTAATAGTTCGTTTGTAATTTTGCTTTCTTCTAAAATACTTTCTAAATAACCAGATGATGTATCAAACTGCTCATCTGACTCTCGTTCTTCTTCTACTCGTTCCTCTTTATCAGCAAATAAATCTGGCTTACTGTCTTGGCCTATAATTTGAGCAGTGGCTTGTTTTGCTTGTGTTTTAGTCTGTTGAGTTTCACTAGGTGTTTGTGTATCTGTAGATAAGGCACCCTCTTTTCTAGCACCTCTAGCCTCTCTCTTTCTCAATCCTCTTTTGATACGTAACGCTTCTGACTCACCTTCTTCTTCAGCACGTATCGCTCTTTCTACTCTCTTACCGATAATAGGTATCTTTGTAATACCCATTCTAGCAGCAAGTTTCAAAGGTTTTAATTCTTTCTTTAAATCTCTAAATGCAAATTTTAATCTAGTTGATACACCTAGTACCTCACCTAGTCTTTTATTAGTTTCACCTACAGTTGAATTGATGTAGTCTATTTCAGCCTTTTCTAATTGACCTGTCTTTATAGTTTCGTCTATCTTTTTTTCTGTAGATTTCTGTAATTGTAAAGCCTCATCATACTCCATACCTTTGATACTATCAAGGTCAGCGATAGTGTAATTATCAACAAAGTTAATAATTTCTTGTCTGATACCTGCCTTTTCTAGTTTTTCTTGGTTCTGATAACCAGCACCTTTTTGTATATCATCAATGTATGTTTGTAATGAATCAGATATAGCAAACTTCTCATCATCTTCCATCTTCTTTTGTTTTTCAAGGATGGTTTTGAAGTTCGGTCTTACCTTTTTAAACTTTACGTCTGCCATTTATTACTCTTTGTTTTTAACTTTAGATGGTTTCCCATTTACATAGATTGCAAACCAACCAGCACCAGCACCAACAACAACTGACACTAACCCTGCCTGAGCATTGTTTGGATTTTCTAATGCCATGAACCAATTGATTACATCTAAAAATGCCCACCCATAAGCGATCATTAATAGTCTTGGTACTAGTCTCCAGTTTGACATCAATTCAGGTATTTCTACCTCAATGAAATGCCATACTGATTTACAACCATGTTTGAAACCATTCCAACCTGTTGTAAGCATGTTTTTTAAAAAGTTCATATTAACCTCTCTTGTTTTTTTCTCTTATCTTTTCGTTTTCTTCTTTTCTATGTTGCATTAACATTTCAACATATATTTCCCTCTCCCATGGTATCATATCTTCTAATTCACTTAAAGAGTATTTATGGTACTGCATTAATGCAAAATTAGTACGGTACAAACTCTCCAGGTTTTCATGCAAGAGGGCTACTGAAAAAAATCAGACGCACCTTGCAATAATAATGTAAAATCTTTACCTGATTTAGGGTTCTTGTATTTTATCAAGTGTGATACGATAGGCAAACTTTCAAAATATTTTCTTATCATACCAAACTGTTTTGTTGTTAAATGATCTACAAATTCGTTTAGTTCTTCCTCTGTTAAATCATTTGCCTCATACACTTCTTCCTTATTGTATATTTGAGCAATACAATCCCTCACTAAATTAAAACCTAAATCTAATAACGTTTTCTTATTAGCTATATGTTTTATCGTAGGTACTTTCATTATAACACCGTAACCTGGTTCAAACTCAATTTTAGTTTCAAACTTCTTATTTAAATCAGGTTTCACGTCTTCAATCTTTAATTTATAATCTACTGTAACAGTTTCGTCATCTGGACATTTTAGTTTTAAATCTATTTCTTCACCAACAGATTTACCTCTAATATTTAACCACAGATATTCAAAATCATAAACAGGTAGTTTTGTAACATCTACATCTGATAGAGTACAACTTTGAACAATTTGCGTTAAAGCATTGTTCATCTCTGCCTCATCTCTACTTTCAACCGCCATCAATAATATCTTTTCTTCTTTAATCAAAAACGGTCTATACTTAACCACGTTGTTATTTGATAAAGTCAAATCGTATTCAGGCACTTTCAAAAATGATAAACTCATTATTTAACTCCTTTATTAATAAAATATATCACGTATAATTTTAGGGTCTGGTAACCCTTTAGGAAATACACGACCTCCTGTTACTCGCCCAATGGGCAAATTCTTTCTTAATGTTTCATAGACTTGACGACCTGCTCTACCTATCTCGTTACCTATACCGAAAGGTAAGTTATCTAAAAAGTTACCTTGTATTGCTGTCGTATTAGTTCTATATTCGTTTCTATCTATTCTGCTATATTCTTCACTACTACCTGAAGCCAAGAAGTTCCATGCTGTAGTAGCATAATTTCTATATGTAAATGTAACACTTGTTTTAACAACCTGATTTACTGCGTCATATGATAATGGTGTAGCAGTAATTGATTTAGGCCAACACTCATATAATTGTACTTGATATGATGAGTAACCAGATTCATCACCTAGTGATTGTCTTAATCGTTGTCTATCTAATCCTGGGTCACCTGTTGGTTTAAAGTTAGCAAGAGCTGCTGTAAATGTTTTAGTCAATGGTGTAATTGTAATCATACAATCTTTAGCATAATCGTCATAGTAACCTACGTTATGAGAAATAGGATCAACAATAGAGTTTTGCCATGCCTCAAAAAATAGTCGTTCATCATAATTAATACTTGTGTAATATTCTAAAGTTATTTCTTCAAATGATACGTTCTTTGCTATTGCTCTTTTAGGGCCATAAAACGTTTCATTTACATCATCTGTTATAGTTTTACCTGGCAATACAGCATTTGAACAGAATAAGTCCATTCTGTATTTCATTGAATTTTTTATTTCATATGATAAAGCAGCACTTCTTTTATGTCTTGCACCTACGGCACGTGCTTGTAGATCAGTATATAATTGATGATCTGCTAACATGCCTTTAGGACCATCTATCGTAACTAAAAATTGTGATGGTCTAGCAAAACCACCAGCAGTTGTTATGCCTGATCTGAATACATTATAAACTGAATTAGGATTAGATGAAGCATTGTTTGCTGATATTCTTTGATTAGTTGCTCTTACATCAAATTGTGGTTTAGACGGCGGTATGCCTAATCTAATATCCATGTCACCAAATCTTTTACCTACACTTATTATACTCATTATAGAAACTTCCTACTATCTGAATAAACTGCAGCGTCACTTGCCTTTTTAAATCTTTGTACAGGTAAGTATATCGCAATTGCAGCCTCATCAGCATTTATTCTTAAAAATCCTGTTTGACAATACGCATACAAATATTTTTTGATTGTAGGTTTTACAATCTTAATACTTTTTACATCATCATAATTTACTTCAAATCTTGTGTTCTTATCAAACTTTGTATCAGACGCTGTTGCCTGCATACGTTCTAATAATCTAAATCTCAATAGTGGTGGTAGATAGTGAAAGTTCATACCCATAAACCCACCTGATATTGGTTCTAATGGTAAAACAAGTGGGAACACATCATAATATGGTAAAGTCTTTCTAAATTTAGGATTGTACCCAAATAAGTTCAGTCTGCCTACACTAGGACGACTATTTAGTTTGTTCTCTCTAAACAATTGACCTGCTGTTTTATTACTAGCAATCTTATTTACTTGCGTTCTATACCATGTAGCAGATTTATCTGCATTCCCAGCTCTTTGTTTTATAGTGTCAAATACGCTTGCCATATTACTATTTATGTTGGTAATAAATAGATTTATGAAGAAGTTGAAGAATATAGATAAACGACCATATCAAGGCATATTCAAGCCTATGAACCCACAGAAATATAAGGGCAACGTTAATAACATTATTTATCGTTCCAGCTGGGAACGGAGATTCATGGGTTATTGTGATAAAAATAGAGATGTATTGGAATGGGGTAGTGAAGAAATAGCAATATCGTATCGTTCAGTAGATAATAGACCACATAGATACTATCCTGATTTCTATATGAAAGTTAGACAATCAAATGGTACGTTTAAGAAGTTCATTGTAGAGATCAAACCTAAAAAACAAACACGCAAACCTAAGGCACCTTTGCGTATGACTCGCACATATAAAAATGCATTGATAACTTATGAAAGAAATAGACGTAAGTGGAGTACGGCGTATGCCTGGTGTCATAAAAGAAACATGAAGTTTCTAATACTCACCGAAGATCATTTGAAAACTTTTTAATTTGCGTATTCGCAATATAGACCTACGTTAGTATCTTGGAATGATCTAAAGTAATCACCAGTAATTCTTAATTTACCAGTATCAACTAATCTAGCAAACTTCTTATGGTCTGAAGTTATACAGAATACATTACCTTTCTCTAATACGGTAAAAGCATCCCATAGTTTAGTCTGATCTTTAAATAGATTTACTAACATAATTTTCTGTAATTGTTTTGCACTAAATTTGCCACCCATAAAGCAATCTCTAAAATTAACTTTACTAGTATCAAATACATAGTTCAATAAGTCTTTTAAATATTTGTTTGATTTAACCACACCTAGTTTTTTAAACTGTTTCTGCCAGTGTGCCTCTTTAGTACCTGAAGTACCCCAAGGTTCATATGCGGTTCTGTTTTTAGTAGTTTCGTTTGGTTTAAGTTTGTAAATTTTAGATATAGATTTAGCATGTTGTTGAACACCCTTACCTGATACTTTACCCATAATTCTCATTTCACTACCTTTCATCTCAATAGACTTACCATCTACTGTTATGTCACCAGTGTTTTTCTTTTTAGCAATACCTACTCTAGGAGATAAGAACAGACACATAAATTCACCTTCACCAACCATAGCATTAGGAGTACCTAGACCTACAGGTCTTAACTCAAATAATACTTTAGCAAAATCTTTGTATTCAGGTTTAACATAATCAAATACGTTTGAGTCTGTTTTGAATAGACAACTAGGATCAAATATATTATCCTTGTTATAATCTTTGATGTATGAATCTGCTTTTACACCAGACTCATATAACGCTGATACCAATGCCCTACTCATATCTTTTAAGGCCTTATCTGCGTCTTTGTGTGAAATTGTCTTTACAAATGGTATTACTTTGTCTATATCGTTTTTGTACATATTTGATCTCCTCATAATTATAGGTTCAGTATATCACAAAATACGGCTTTTGTCAAGCGTAAAATCGGTATATTTTTCAACTAGGAAGTGTGGGGTAGCACTAGGCTACCCCATATTGAGAAAGTGAGAGAGATAGATTATGAATCGTCTTCAGCTAATTTACTAAAATACGATAGATCATCTCCATCGTTAGACGATTCAACTTTCTCTACCGAGCTGTTAGAAGACGTTGGTATGTCATTACTGACAGGTGGGAGATCAATATCTTCAACTGACTCGGTACTTCTTTGTCCAGTAAGTGTCTTATTAAGTTTCTCTTTGAGTTCTTCATAAGATTTAAAATTACTTGGATCA